ACCGCCATGCACGACCCCGCCGCGTGGGCGTTCGGAGACGGGGCGACCTGCGCCCACATCAGACGATCAATAACCTTTTTGAACGTGTTTGCCATGTGCTACCTCAAGTAATGCGCGCACGGACGGTTGACGACCATGCGGCAAGGTTCTGCCCAAGGACTTGTATGCGGCCTTGCAGCGTGTCGATGGTGGAAAGGTTGGTGACCGTTGAACAGGTCGTTACGGTCGTCACAGTCGTGACCGTGCCTACCGTCGTGACAGTCGGCAACGTGCCGGTAATACGCAACGCTTGTAGCGACTTATCGTAGCCTTGCGGGGCGTTCAGGTAGTTCAGGATGCGCATCAGCAGCAGTTCTGCGTTGGCGTCGGTGACTTCCAGCGTCCCGACTGCACCGATGTCTACCGGCAGCGGGTTTGACGAGCTGACACCGACGAGGTTGCCGCCCGAGTTGAATCCGATGTAGTCGGCAGACCCCGGTACGCCTGCGCCTGTGGCGCTTGCTGCGGCGTTACCAGCAGATGCGCTTGAAACTGTCCCAACCGGGGTGTACAGCGTCCAAGCAGGAATCGCGTAGGCGTTCGGCGTACCCGATCCCGTGTCGCGGTAAACGAACAACTGCCCCGTGGAGTCTACAAATACGGTGTCCGACAGGCTTCCACCACCGCCGCCACCGCCTCCCGTGGTGGGCAGTGGGTTGCTGCTGGTTATCGGATTTCCGTTTTCGTCCAGTAACTCTGTACGGAAATCAACTATGCCAGTCATTTACAGACCCTCGATCAAAGCCTTGTGCTTGGCGATGATAGCGTTCTTGGCAGTAATGGCGTCCTGTTTGGCCGCTTCAGCCTCAGCCAGAGCCTTGGCAAGATCGGCTTCTTTCGCCTGCAGACGCGAGGCAAGGTTAGTCAGTTCCCTTTCCTTGGCGTCGAGTTCAGTAGTGCGTTCGTTGGCTTTCTTGACCGAATCGTTGGCTTTCTTGGTCGTTGCCTTGGCATCAGCAAGCAACTTGTCAGCGGCCAGTCTAGCTTCTTCCAAGACCTTATCAGCTTCCGCTTTGGCTTGCCGTTCTGTATCAGAGGCAAATTTATTGGCCTCTTCAAACTTGCTGCGGGCCTCAGCGTTCAACTTTGAAGCCTGCTCTCGCAAAGCCAGAATATCAGCGGCAGGACCGACTGCTTCAACGTATCGCTGATTTTCAGCGATCAAAGCTTGGAGTTCTTTGACTTTGGCTGTGTAGGCTTTGGAGTCCGTAACAAGCGAAATAAGGTCAAAAAGTTGATTCGCGCCACCCGAAACAGTGCCAGTAATGTCGCGAGCAATACTCATGACAAGCCTCCGCCACCCGCTTGGATGATCGTGAAGATTGCAGTGCCGGTTCCCGAGTTCCCAACAATCCGAATGCCCGTGACCGGGTAAGCGATGTTACTGTCCTTGGTTGCCGTCTGAGCAGTGAGCGACGGATGGTCCACCCAGTTTCCAGTTGCCGGGTTGTAGTCCGTTGCAAACACGTTGTCGAAGGTGTACTGCACTGTGTAATTGATCGTACCCGACACACGAACCGACAACGCGACGTTCATGGGCGAGACGTAGTGATCCGGCGTATAAACACTGGATGTCTGCGTACCTTTGATACTGAGTACTGCTGGTCTCATGGCAGCACCCGATTAAGCGGAAATTACAACGACACCATAGGTGGCTGCACCGGGGGTGACACCCGCAGCCGTAATGTTCGACGCCCTGACGGACACAGTGTTTGCCGCCGACACAAAAGCGTTGAATACGATGCCCGCAGTCGGGGCGGCAGGGAGCGCCAAGATAACCTCATCTCCCACCGCAGCGCCCGATACCGTAAAGGTCTGCGTGTTCTGAGAAACCGCAGCAATCAGGGGGAACGTCAGGGTTCCCGAAGTGGAAAGAACCTTGGTGATGGTGGCACCGGAACCGGCAATGAAGCCATTATCCGACACAACTGGACCGGAAAAACGTGTACGAGCCATTGCGAATACCTCACATGCGAGTAGCCCATAAGTCTGCATGTCGTCAGCCGGGTCTGTCTTATGGGCTGGTTTCCCCCGGTATGTATGCTGTATATCACTAAAAAAGAGGGGCCACAAGCCTCTAGGTAACCTGTGACCCCCCTCCTCGCCATTTAGCTTATTGAAAAGCTATCAGGACGAACCGGGCGATGCGAACATTCCGAGCGGGTCACTCCAGCCGAAACAGTACCTCTCTCGGCTCTTGTAGCGGACGTTGCCGGTGTCGAAATCACCATCCATCGAGTTCGCCAGCGGCGAACGGACAAAGTGCTTCATACCATTCGGAACGTCCGTGGTCAGGAACCACGCATTGGCATCAGTCAGGTAGTGGTTGACGGTATAGCCGCCCGGAATCGACCCCAGCGCCTTGAGAGCGTTGATGTCGTTATCCGCAGTCGCCACACGAAGCTCCGTGTCGAGGAGACGCTTCGCAACGAACATCAGCGCCGGGGGCACGATGAGCTTACGAGGCTTCGCCGCGATCAGGAGACCACGCTCGTCGGTCCAGCCAGCAATCTGAATCACCGCAGCCTCAAGCGAAGTCTCGTTGAGGTCTGAAGCCGTCAGACGGTTGCTGTTGGTACCACCCGAGATCAGCGGATGTGCAGCCGAGAACAGCGGCTGTCCGTCACCACCCGTGTAGGCAGCAGAGAAGCCGTTGTTAAGGACCGACGCCGCCTTGACCTGCTTCGTGTACGCCATCGCTCGGGCGAGCGCCTTGGTATATCGCTTGGACAGCGAATCGTACAGGTTGTCTTCAACCGCTTCCTCCGTGATGGCGAAGCCGAGAGCAATGGTCTCGTGGTTGTAACGGGCAGTCCAAGCTTCCTGCGCGTTGTCGTACTCGATAGCCTGACCTTCAGGCTTTACCGGAGCAGCGGAGAACCCGCTGAGCTTGGTCTCTTCTTCAAAGGAACGCTCGGAAGTCTCGGTGTCGTAGATTTCCTTGTGTTCCTCACCATACTGCTTGTACTCAAGACCGAACAGGGCGTTCAAACCCGGAAGCAGTTCCTTGAGCAGTTGTGCGCGTGAAATAGCCATTTTTTACTGCTCCTATTAGGCGGTTACACTGCTGTAGTAGCCGTGGGTGAGGACATTCATCTTGACCAACACCTCCGGATACACAGTGAACACGATGGAAGATGCCGCCGGGATAGCCGTTACGCCGCCCGGAACCGCAATTGCCGCATTCAGCGTGACCGCCGTATCACCCGCAGCCGCAGCCGCAGTGACAAACGAACTCGCCTGAATAAGCTGACCGTTTGCGGCTACATAAGCCACGCTCGTACCCACCGGAATCGCGGCAGGAAGCCCCGTTCCCGTAAGGGTGATTGCCGTGCCGCTCGATGAGCCGGTAGCCGGAATACTATACGAGGTCTCGCTCACAACACCCACACAACGAACCGGGAGGATCGTCGAAACAGGAGTCGCAGTCGGGGCAAGGATCGCGTTGGCCGAATTGCCGGTATTCGCCGAACCCGTGTTGTTGATGCACGAGAGGTTGGTACCAACCATCGCCATAGCGCCCGAAGCCAAGGTCGTGCCCGACGAGCAGATAGCCGCACGGAAGACGGTATCCGGATCGTCACAGACATACGCCACCGCATCACCAGCCTGCGCCGAAGCGGGCCAGTACTGCGAGAACGTCTTCTGCTTGGTGAGCGGGTTCGTATAAGCGCAACCCAAGAAAATGCCCGTCACAGCGTTCGACGAGGTCGTAGCCCCAATCGAAGCGCGAGTGACAAAGCCACGGGACAGCACGACAAAATCGCCATAGAAAATGTCCGTGGCGTAGGCGTACTGGATCGGGTACTCGCGGGTGGACCCCACGAACACCTGACCGCCGATCAAATTGATCGGTTTCAGGCCATACGGCCTGTCAACGGTAGGATATGCCATTTGTTACTCCAAAAAAGTTTATTTACCCTTACCGAACGACGTAGTCGATCTGCGTTCATTGAACAGCGGCATTCGCTCGTCATTCAGCCTCATGAAGTTGTTGTCTACAGACTGAATCTGCGCCTTTGACTGCTGGGCGTAATACGCATCACGCTGCTTCATCAAATCAGCAGGAGCCTTGCACAACAACAGACCACCGATCTCGATATTCCCCTTGAATTTGGAGTTCGGATCGGCAACGTGCATCAACTCCGGATGATCTTCGGCCTTGCAAGGCTCCCAACCTTCACGGAGTTTTGCGGAAGTATTCGACGGATCAGCAACACCCATCGTACTAGTCCGGATATATCGAAAGACCCAACCCGGCTGTGGCGCAGGGGCCGGAAGCGTCTGAGGTGGGGTCCAAGTTTTTACGCGCTGCGCGGATTCCCGATTTTCGAGTTCACGTGCGAGTCGATTCTCAGCCATTTTAGTTAGCCTCCAGTTTCAGAACTTCTCGTGCATACTGCTCGTTGCTCAGTCCAAATTTCTTGGCGATAGCAACTTGAGTTGGAGTCAGGCGTACCTGACGTGGCGCGGTTGCCCGCGTTACCGGAGCCACTATATTGGCTGGTTTCGTGCGAGTGGGCTTCTCAGCCTCTCTCGTTTGAGTCTGCTCTTCACCGAAAGCTTCGGGGAATCGCTTCCTCATTGTCGCGTTAACTCGGTCGTAGTATTCGTCGCTACGCGGATCGACTCCAGACCGGACCAATTTCTCATGCAGTCCCAAAGCGAGGGCGGTCATCTCCTCGTCTGCGCCAAACCACGGGTTCTTCTCTTTCCACGCTTCCGCTTTTTGATCGACAGCGGGCTGAGATACCGTGGGCGCTTGGTACTGTTGTGGTTGTTGTACTACTGATTCCTCTTCTTGTAAAGAGGGCCGGAAATTTTCGTACTGCTTGATTCGGAACTTGGCTTCCGTCAGAGCCTCTTGGGCGTCGGTGATCTTCTCCGCATCCCCGGCTTCATATGCCTGCTTCAGACGCTCCTTGGCTATAGCAAGTTCATTGGTCGCCGCCTTGGTGACCTCCTGCACATACGCCTTCTCACCATTACCGAGACGTTGTCTAAGCTGCCGGTTCTCCTGCTCTCGCTGGTTGGCAACGGTCAACTGATACTGGGCAAACCGAAGAGCTTCTTCCTTCTCACGGGCAGCGGCTTCCTTGGCACGGCGTTCATCGTGCCAGACCTTCTTCATCTGAGAGAGGCGCTTCTTGACCTTGTCGGAGTACTCCTCAAGGTCGTCCTTCTCCAGTTCCTCCACTACCTCTTTAGGCAGCGGGACGCGCCCGCGATCCTGTGGCGGGGTATCGTCTTCGATCTTGATCTCAAGCTCAGGTTCAGCCTCGGGCGCTGCCTTGGCTTCTTCCTCAACTTCGTGAGGAAACTTGAATTCTGTCTGTTCGGTCATGGTCTACTCCTTCCATTTGTTGCCTTTACGACGGTTTTCTGTCCGCGTAAGGATTTGCAAATTAGCAGGCGTATGCAGCCCACTAACCTGTGCGTGTTTGAGGGGGATAATGTGATCTACTTCAAATCCTGAAAAAATGCTACAAAACAGATACATTCCGTCAATTTCTGCTTGAAACGCTTTAGGTAGAGGCATCCTTGCTCTTGTACGTCGCATCGCTCTATCCTGCCTTGAATAGGCTGGATTCCGTTTTGCCCAACGCCTTCTGGCTGCTGTACGTGCTTCAGATATAGGTTTTTCAGACCTAGCAAGTTCTGCTTTTTTACGCCTTCCAGAAGCAACATATGCTGCTTCGTGGCGTCGTTTGGCTGCTTTACCTTTTTCTGAAGCCTCATATTTACGCCGGATTTCTTTCTGGCGTTCACTACGCACGACGTATCCCCCTCGGATCGTCAACGACCGCTTCCACCGTATCGTCGTTAATCAGGCGGAACTCTCGACCGTGGATGACCACGCGAGTACCGGAATACGGACGGGTGAGGACGAAATCGCCTTCCTTGCACCACGGACCATTGGGGAATCGGTCCTTGTCCTTGTAACAGAGGTCACCCATCTTCACGACAAAGAGGACGACGGTAGTCAGTTCCTCAGTTCGCTTGGTGTCGTCTGCCTTGATGATCCCACCCTCAAACTCCTCCTCTACGTGCGGGACTGCACATAGCATCCGGTAGCCCTTGGGTTCTGGCAGGAGTTTGGCCTTGGCGGCTTCTTCCTGAGTCTTCTCTACGTCGATGCTGCTCATTCATCCTCCAAGCGTTTTGCAAGGTCTTTGATGTAGTTACACGCGAGATCGAGACCCTGAATCGCCCCGCATAGCCTTCTGTACTCGCCTTCATTCATATTGCCTTGAACGATGCTTTCCACAATCAACGTGCGCTCTTCTTGGAGTTTTGAACTCAAATACTCCAGAGCGTTTGAATA